CTGGGCATGGCTTTTCCTCAATTGAAATAGGTTGACAGCTTAAAGTGTTAGGCTAACAGCGGTCGACTGTCAAGCTATACAACTATCAGATGATAAGGCGTTGCAAACACGTGACGCGCCCGTGCGGGGGATATGAATATAAGCCGTTCGCTTCGCTGCATCGGCGTGCTGCGCATCGTTCGCTAATCGCTCTCTCGCCTCACCGCTTGCTACCTGGATGTTTTCGCTTAATGGAATTCCTCAAAAAATTTCAGGATCATTCAAAATTTCCCAAAAAGATTTTTCGCCGGATCGGAGAAAATTAAGTCGCTGGCAATCTCGTAGAATTTACCCGCGCCGAAAAAATTCACCCGCGCCGAAATTTCGCTTGAAAATTTAAAATTTCTCGCTAGTCTGAATTTATCGAAACGCTTTCAACGGAGCGAAGAAAATGCGCAAGGTCGAAAATATCTTCCTCGGAACGATGCTTTTCATGGCGGCATATTTCGCCGTCGCTGGAATGACGCTCGTCATGAAAGGATTTTAAATAATGGAGATCTTCTACATCGTCGCCGCGCTCTTCCTAGCCGTGCTGGTTATTTGCGGAGCAATTCTCGTGGATGACCTGATATGACATTGATTATTTTATCCGGTCTGATGGCGATATTCTCCCCGATATTTCTAGACGGTGAGAAGCCCTAGAAAATTTTCCGAAAGGAGGGTCATCGGGGAAAATTTCGGAGGGGAGGGGGTGCCTTATAATTCTCGCGTGGTGAGCCGGGCCGGGTTTTCATCCACTACAAATTTCAAAATTCCCTCTCGATTACCTTTCGTCACCCAGACCTACTCTCAACAAATCTCAATTTCTCTCACGGAATTTCAATTATTCCCGTTTAATTCAAATCTCTCGCCCACTCCCCGCCCTCCCCTAGCAAAAATCCCCACAACCAAAATTCATATGAGGGTTCCGCAACGTAACCGAGTCCCTTCAAGGGACAGCACCACCCGCCCGACGCCGATTTCTAGGACTTCACGACCGATTTCCATGACTCGACAGCACCGCCCGGTCGTGCTATCTGTCCGTTGGCTTTTAACGGAGGACGAAATGGTCAAGGTCCGCGATGTTTTGAATGAAGCAATCGGAAAATATGACGGCGCGCTTGAACTGGTCCGGGCCGGTAGCGCGGTCGACACAAACGGCCTTGGCTTTTACGTTGACGGTTATACGCTGAACGGAACGTCGATGATCGACGAACTGAAGCTGACCGCGTTCGACGGCCGGGAAGTGATCGTGAAGACGGCGGCGCTCACCGCATGGATCGAAAGACGCTTGCCGCAAAAAGATGCTTGATTTTCGTTCGGGGAACGTAAAAAACGACAAAACCCTCCTGTCTGAAGGGAGTTAGGGCTTGACGGTTCTAACTCCCTTCTTTTATGGTGAGAACGTCTTACGACAGAAGGGGTAATCACAAATGAGCATCGAAGGCACGCTCTCCGAGCGAGGGAACCGCTATGGGGATTTCACGCACCACGCCGAAATCGCCCAGGACTTGCAAAACGTCATGCGCCGCCAAGAAGGCTGGGCGCACCTGGACACGGTAAAGAAACAGGCTTTGACAGTCATTGCCGACAAGATCGCCCGCATCCTAAGCGGCGATCCGGAGTATGCCGACAACTGGCACGATATCCAGGGCTACGCCAAGCTGGTGGAAGATCGGCTGGGCGACGACAAGCAAACCGGCGACCTTTTCGACGAGGCGAAGGAAAAGACGTGCTGCGGCACAAATTACGCTCTTCAGGCGCGAGTCCAAGCCCAGCGGGAAACCCGCGCTTCGCGGGAGAACCAAGAATGACCCGGCTCGAAACCCTGAAGGCGAAGCTACGCGCTCGCGAAGGCAAGTCGGAATATACCAAAAACTGCGAAGCCCTCCGCGAAGAAATTGCGCGGCTAGAAGCGGGAGCAGCCTTTTCCGACGACGTGAACCCCGCTGACCCGGAACGGGTGCCGTGAGCGCCTGCGGAAAGTGCGGAGCCGGCCCGGTCAGTTGCGCGCACCGCACCTATGAGGCGCCGGTATTGGGGGACGGCACGAAAGGGCTGTGGATGCCCGACGACAAGCCAAAGAAACCCAATATCGGCAATACCAAGACTGGCCAATGGTCGGCACGCGGGAGATATCGCTGATGGCTTATGCCCACGAATTCGAAGGCGCAAATATTCGCGCCGTGGCCCCAACCGGCTTTGAAGAAATGATTGGCACGCTTTATTGCTTCCACAATGGTCATGCTTGCGTGAGCGCTTGGAAACCCGATGCGGCGATGCTCGAAAAGTTGAACGCCGGGGAAAGCATTTTCATTTCGGTTATGACCGGATCCACGAAAGAGGGGCGGCCGATTATTTCGCCTGTCTATGTCGGCACGGAGGATGATTGCTTGGAAGTCGTTAGCGACACCGGAAAGGTTTGGAAATGAGCGACGACGCGCCGTCCGAAGGCATCCGGTATTTTAATATGGGTCCGTGGCCGGTTTTCGTCGGCTTTACGACCAGCGAAGAAGCCTTTGCCAAGGAAATGGAGCGCCTGAAGATCGAAGGCGTGAATTTCCTCGCTAGGGAACGCTCCCACGCGACCGTGCATATTCTGGAGCGCTCCGGATCCCTGACCTTCATCATCGCCATTGAGCCGTTCAACCCACGTCGTGCGACGAGAGAAATGTATGCGGCGCTGATAGCCCATGAAGCAATGCATGTTATTCAAGAAATGCAGACGGAATTGGCAAAGGGCGAAACTTTGGGTAAGGAAGCGGAAGCCTATTTGATCCAGCAGATTGTCCAAGAATGTTTGCAGGATGCTTGGGCGAGTAATAAAACCCGCGCTACGGAGCCCGAATAGATGGCCGACAATCTTCCCGCCGTAACCCCGGCAAAAGCGGTGGCGAATATCGGCCAGATTTCCGGGGAAGCCTACCAGCACGTCGGTCGCTATGCCGGCGCCGTTGTTCTCGCCTGTTTCGAGCAATTGGGCGGCGTTGACAGAATGGTTGCTTGGGCCGACAGTAATTACACAGACTTTGCAACCAAGCTATTCCCGAAAATGATCCAGCGTTCAACGCAAGTCGATGTTTCGGGCACCGTGACCATTGACGACGCCATTTCGCGTCTCGAAAGCCAGCCAATCGAAGGGCAATATCGGGACGTGTCCGACGCATTTTTTGAGGATGCGCCAGTCAATTACGACCTTTGACGGGAAACGGAGAACTTCCCATGAGATTTGAAAAGATCGCTTCGGCGCATCCAAAATATCCGGACGCCGTGTTGACGGCCCTGTCCGAAATCGAGAAAGTCGGGATCGGCAGCGGCGAGGGCGTGTTTGTCCTGGGCGTGCTTCACCGCCTCTACCAAGCCGGGGCGCAATCCGTGTCAGGCAGCGACGAATTCTTCCGCTCAGGAGGAATTTAATGATCCCCGACTATGGGAGCCCCGAAGGGCTTTCCGTCCGGCTGCGGGAGTGGTCCGAACGGCTGAGGAAGGACAGGCAATTTCCATGGATCGGCCTTGGCCTTTTCAAAGATCTTGAAGCCGCCGCAAATATTTTAGAGGGCAAGCCTACGGCCCCGAAGATGGAGTTTGACCTGTGAGCCGATTAAAGCGTGAAGAAAAGCTGGCAATGGTCCGTCTAGGCGCCGTTTTGGAAAAACTGCACGCTGCGGCGAGCGATCCCGCGACCCCGGAAGAGGAAGCGCTAGAGGCGGCGGCCGAATTGGGCCGGACGTGCCTCAAGCACATGGATAAAATCGTATCTTGTCTGAAGAAGGCTTTTGATTGACTTGTGAAACCCTGCCTTCTCTGGTAAGTCGCCGCTATGGTCGAGCGATTTGCCCGAGAAAAAGACGGCAAGATGCTGTTTGCGCCGAAGTGGCGCCCCCCACGGCACTCTTCGAAAGCACTTATGGCTGCTGGGCAAACATGAACGCCCGGTGCTTCAAACCCGAATGTGAAGCCTATCCGGACTATGGCGGGCGGGGAATTACCGTCTGTGACAGGTGGAGAGACGATTTTGACGCCTTCGTAGATGATATGGGGCCGAAGCCCGAGGACATGACCTTGGAACGGGTGGACGTAAACGGAAACTACGACCCATTCAACTGCATCTGGGCAAGTCGGCTGGACCAAAGCAGAAACCAGCGGTCCAATATCTTCTATACCTATCAAGGACAAACGAAGTGTATTGCGGAATGGGCGGAGGAAATCGGGATCGACAAAACCGCCTTGGCGAAGCGGCTGAAGAAATACCCTATTGAGCGCGCTTTAGATCCCGCTTGGTTGAAGCGCGCTGCTCCGGAGCATGGCACGGTTTACATGTATACCCGGAAGAAGTGTCGCTGCGATCTTTGCCGTGCAAACTGGGCCGAATACCAAGCCCGAAACCGACTAAAGAAGAAACTGGAGTTTGATCTGTAATGGATATTACAAAGATCGCGGCGGAACACGGGATTTCCCCGGACGAATATCGTCTGCGTTGGTTGACCATGAAAGCCGCACAATGGAAATCCGATTTTCCCCGCTTTGCCCGCGAATGTCTGAAGATCCGCGCCAAAGACGGCGACTTATCCCCCCTAGTCCTCAACGAAGCACAACAGTTCTTGCACGGCCAAATCGAGAAAATG